AGCACACGCCCTACCACACCGTATGAGGGTCAAGTCATTTACGAAACTGACACTAATCGCGTGTTGGTTTGGGATAACGCTGCATGGGTTGCACCAAATAGCACGACTACTAACCCACCAGCATTGGAATTTATAAAGTCACAGACAGTTGGCACTACTGTTTCTAGTGTGACTGTGACGAACGCATTTAGTTCTGATTACGATAATTATAAAATCATAATTTCTGGGATTGATACAACAAATTCATTTGGAAATCAATTTCAAATGAGATTGGCAAATGCCGCTAATCACTACGGTTCAATTTATGCTGATTTATACAATGGTGGAGTATCGCAGTTTTATAGGACAAATGCTCAAAATCAATTCTGGATGGGGTTTTGCAGTCCTGATAACGATTTGAATGTTACGTTTGATATAATAAATCCACAAAAAGCATTTAGAACAACATGGAATGGTTTTTATCATGGTTCTGCTGTGATGGGGTGGCTTAGTGGTTATTACAGTTTAACCACCCAATTTACTGATGTAACTTTTCTTGTTGATGTTGGAACTATGACTGGTGGGACTATTCGTGTGTATGGATATAGGAACTAAACATGGGCTTGTCAAATTATCTTCCAAATAGTCGTATCAATCAGTCTGGTGTTTGTACTTCCTCTACTCGTCCTGCGTCACCGTATGAGGGGCAGGTTATTTATGAGACTGATACGGACAGGGTGTTGGTGTATAACAATGCTGCGTGGGTTGACCCGTCAACAGGGAAAACAGGACGTTCAGGGTTGGTTGTTATGACTCCAACATCGGTTAGCGGTTCTGGTGTTTCATTAAGCGGCTCTACGGTGTCAGTGTCTGCTGCTTCATCTGCGACAATTAATGGTGTTTTTACTAGTGATTTTGATTTTTATCAAATAAGAATGTTTCTTCTTAGTAGTGGCTCTCAAGTTGCTATTACTGGTCAATTCACTATTGCAGGTACAGCGACTGCAACTAATTACACAACACAAAGTCTAAATGTTTATTCCACAACTATTGCTGCCGATTTGAACTCTAACCAAACATCATTTAGTGTTGGCAATACAACAACCAATACTTATGCACCTTTTATTTTAGAAGTGTTTTATCCAAATAATAATACAACTACTCATGTATTATCTCAAAACCATAATTACAATGCTTTCCCAGACATGCTTGGTTACAGAGGTGCTAGACATACAGTTGCAACACAGTTTGATGGAATAAAGTTTACTGTGAGTAGTGGAACTTTTAGTGGGACAATTCAAACTCACGGGGTGAATAAATAATGGGTATTTCTAATGATTAGTGTCGTCACTACGACATACAACACACCCGCCGACATCCTTGCCCGAACCTGGGCCTCCCTCAAACAACAAACCCACACCGACTGGGAATGGGTCATCTATGACGACTCCACCAACAACAACGTCTACCAACAAGTCTATGGATTCTGTGCAGACGAACGATACAAGATTCGCTACATCCGCCCCCATGTACCAACACGAGGCAACATCGGTCACGCAAAACGAGTTGGGTTCGGCGCAGCGTTCGGTGACATCCTTGTTGAGTTAGATCACGATGACGAATTAACCCCAGACGCTTTATCCCTCATCCATCTCACCTTCACCGACTTACCCTCTGTCGGGTTTGTTTACTCTGACTGGTGTGAGGTGTTCGCTGACGGGTCATCAGGTCGCTACCCCGAAGGATGGGCGTTCGGGTACGGCAAAGAATACTGGTCAGATGAGTACGGGGTGTGGGTGATGCAGGCTCCACCGTTGAACGCTGTCACCTTGTCGCACATTGTGTCTGCCCCTAATCATGTGCGGGCGTGGCGGGCATCCACCTATCACGCTGTTGGCGGGCATGACCCGAACCTGCCTGTCGCAGACGACTACGATCTAGTAGTGAGAACGGCTCTCAATACTGACTGTGTGCATCTACCGAAGATGCTGTACAAGCAGCACATCGCCCCTGTTACGGCGCAACGCACCCGCAACGCTGAGATACAGGACAGGGTGGCTGTCATCTCCGCTAAATACAAGGATCGCATACTGGACAAGTACCCAATTCAATGATGTATGATTAGCCAGTCCCCGCTACAAAGGAGCAATTATGCCCAAGGTTGGCAAGAAAGAATTTTCGTACGGCCCTAAAGGTATGGCTATGGCGAAAGCCGAAGCGAAAAAAACTGGCAAGTCCATGAAGATGGGCAAGAAGAAGATGAAAAAGAGTGGCAAGTAAGAAGAAGGTTTGGGATACCCCGAACCCGAAAAAGAAGTCATCTAAGTTGACTCCTTCTCAGGTGGCGGAGGCTAAACGTCGCGCTAAGGATGCTGGTCGTCCGTACCCTAACTTGATCGACAACATGGCTGTGGCTAGAAAGAAGAAGTAGTGGCGACTGTTGCCCAGGTTTTGAATCGTGCTTCCCGTCAGTTGTTGTCGGGGACGGTAGAGGAACGTAACCGTTTAGCGGTTGCGGTTAATTCGTCTGCCACCACACTTGTTCTGTCTTACGACCTAGGTGGTGTCCGTTCAGGTGCGGTCATCGAGTTGGGATCGGAACAGATGTATGTCTGGGATGTGAACGAGGCAAACAAGAACGTAACAGTTGAACGAGCGTTCAATGGCACTACCGCTGCTTCCCATCTCATCAACACGGTTATAACAGTCAACCCTAGGTTTCCTCGCGCAATGCTCCTCGAAGCCTTAAACGATGAACTGGCTGACCTGTCCAGCCCGATGCACGGCCTGTTTGCTGTACGCACCCTAGACATCACATACAACGGGTCAGACCGTCAAATCAACCTGCCCGCAGTATCAGACGTAATCGACATCATCGAAGTACGTTCACGCTACAAAAAAGATGACTATCAAAAAGTCAACAAAGTCAAACTATTGCGTGATCTACCCACCAAAGATTTCGGTTCAGGTATGGGATTACAGTTCGACCAGCAGGTACGCAACGGCGATGTACGCCTCACTTATAAAGCACCATTCATTAAAGCAGTCAACGAAACAGACAACATTCAACACATTTGTGGGTTCCCTGAATCCGCTGAGGACATCCTCGTGATGGGTTGCCAAATCCGTTTGATGTCTCCTCGTGAAATGAAACGCAACTTTACTGAATCACAAGGCGACACACGCCGCGCTGATGAGGTCCCAGCGGGTGCTGTCGGTGGTTCTATCACTAACTTGTTGCGTATGCGCCGTGACCGTATTACTGCTGAGGCAGCGAAGTTGGCGAGGAAGTACCCTACGTTTCTTGCGAGGGACTAAGTGACTGTCACCACGTTCACGTTTCCGTATGTTAATACGCCAGCGTTTTTCTCTGGTACAAGTTCAACAACGCTTGTTCCTAATGTGTTCCCTGTCGGTATTGATGGTCGCCCGTATGCGATAGATCAAAAGTCTGGCAGGTTCACTCGCGGTTATGAGCCGCGTGTTCGTGATTCACAAGACATTTCTACTGCTCCTGGTGAGGCTGCTATTAACCCTGGTGGTTTGTGGCGCAGGGGTCAGGATTCGTGGCATTTGGGTGCGGGACAGCAATACGCTGATGCTGCTGTTGCTATTGATTATAGGTATTACAAATCAAAAGGTGTAAACCCTTGGAATAAAGGCAAGTTGTCTTTGTTGAATTCCACCAAAGTTTCATTGTCCACTTCTTCTACGAATTTATTGATGTGTACGGTTCGTAGTTCTGCTGGTACGGATTATCTGTATGTGGCTGATGGTTCTACTTTGAAATACACCACCGATCCGTTCGCTGGTACACCTACATGGACTTCTGTTACTACTGGTTCACCTGGTACAACAATCACCGCGTTAGACACCAACGGTGAAAATGTTTTTATTGGGTACACATCGAACGACATTTACTACACCACCCCAGGTTCCGCATCTGTAACATTTTTTTATCCGACAGGTGGTTCAGGAACAGGTAAAACCTACAATGGTTTTGCGTATGCAAAAGGTTGGGGTATCGCGTCAGTAGATCAAGACCTGTATGTAATCGGTATCCAATCAGGAAGCCATGTAATTTTCTATGACAACCCTGACACCACATTCCGTTGGGTTGGTGCAGCCGCAGGACAAAACGCTGTATACGCTGCTGGACATTCAGGTAACCACAGCATCATCTACAAGATGACATTAAAATCAGACGCGACAGGATTCGATGCACCTATCGCCGCATTAGAACTACCACTTGGAGAAATAGTTACAGGTATCGGCGGCTATCTTGGGTTTATTGTTGTCGGGTCAAACAAGGGTGTACGTTTCTGCACACCAGACACACAGAACAATTTGACTGCTGGGCCTGTTATCCCTACTGGTTCAGCGGTATACGATTTCACATCAGAAGATCGTTTCATTTGGTTCTCATGGACAAACTATGACGGTAGTTCAGGGTTGGGCCGTCTTGATTTGTCAAACTTTACTGGACCTAATACTCCTGCGTATGCAACCGATTTGATGTATGACTCATCTACTAACGCTGTTAAATCTGTTGCTACGTTCAACGGTAAGCGTGTATTTAGTGTGTCAGCAGTAGGTGTGGTAGTAGAAGATTCAGCGAACCTTGTTGATTCAGGGACGATTGAAGTGGGAACGTATCGTTGGGGTATCCCTGACCGTAAGTTCGTTGCCAAGATTGACACCCGTAGCGAACCATTAGACGGCTCCATTGTTTCCTACCTAGCCCTAGACAACGGCGTATACACCTCAGTCGGCACATGGAACACCCCAGACGACACCGAAAACACCCTCGACGGATCATCAGACAAAACCATCCAAGCCTCATTTAAGTTCGAACTTAAGCCATCAGATACAAACGTCAGCCCTGTGTTGACACGCTGGATGACACGCGCCTATGCAGCCCCATTCCGCAGCCAAGTGTTTAGTGTCCCGCTACTCCTACACAAAAAGGTTCGTGTCGGCAACAAGGATTACTACTTCGACACATCAGACGAACGGCTACTATTCGATGACCTCATTGCATCCCCCCGTATCATCACCTTGCAGGTAGGTCACGAAACCCATACTGTTATTGTGGAGGATGTAGAAGAAATACCTTTGGATTCTAGTGGCAACACCTGGGATTTTGAGGGGACACTTGTTGTTACAATGAGATCGGTAGAAAACTAGGAGACATCGGTGGCATACAGTCGGCTTTCACATAAGGGCGGGGCGGTTCAGAACACGCTCGGTTCACAGTTATTGGTAGGCGGTACTACTATTTCTTTGTCGTCCACCCCGTCTGGGTGGCCTGCTGCTGGCGCGCCGTTTTTTGTCGTTATCGACCCTGGCACAGCGAAGGAAGAAAAACTATCCGTTGTGTATGTTTCTGGTACGACGCTGAATGTGGTAGATGAAACAGACTACACAGATCCTTGGGCTACATCGGTGAATGGTCGCGGTGTCGATGACACTACTGCCTATCAGCATGAGGCTGGCGCGGTTATCTATCCTGTGTTTACTGCTCGTGAAGCGAACCAGGCTAATGAGTTGGTGTCCTCGTACACAGCGAACGGTGATCTTGTTGTTCATGGTTCTACTTCGTTTAAGAAGATTGCTGTGGGTACGAACGCTCATGTGTTGCAGGCTGACTCGACGGTTTCTGATGGTGGTGTGAAGTGGGGTCAGGTCGCTACTGGCGGTATCACCGATGGTGCGGTGACTGAGGCGAAGTTGGCTACTGATTCTGTGACTGCTACGAAGATTGCGGCTGGTGCGGTGGGTGCTTCCGAGTTGGCTTCTAACGCTGTAGAGACAGCCAAGATCGCTGATGATGCTGTGACGCAGGCAAAGATTGGTGCTGGCGCGGTTGGTACTACAGAGTTGGCTGATGATGCTGTGACCGCAGCAAAGATTGGTGTGCTAACTAATACGACAGCCAAGACAGATAGTTTTACTTTGGCGTTAGGTGATGAGAACACAACTATTCTGTGCAACAAATCTACTGGTATGACTGTAACTATTCCGTTGAATAGTTCTGTTGCGTTTGCGGTTGGTACACAGATTTCTTTTGTGCAGTTAGGTGCTGGTCAGGTGACGTTCGCTGGTGCTGGCGGAGTCACGTTAAATAGTGATACAAGCAAGACAAAGATTCTTGTTCAGTACGGTGTGGCTTCTTGTATTAAGACAGCAACAGATACTTGGGTGCTGTTTGGACAGTTGACTGCCTGATGTTTGCTGCGGGTGTTGTCGCTGCGTCGGCTAAGGATGCGAGCCGTCAGTGGGCTTCTGGTGGTACGGTCACGTTTACTGGTGCGTACACGGTTCATAGTTTTACTTCAACTGGTTCATCATCGTTTATTGCTAGTGGTGCTGGTTCTAAAGATCTTGAGTATTTAGTTGTCGCTGGCGGTGGCGGTGGCGGTGTAGCGGTTCAAGGCGGCGGTGGCGGTGGCGGTGCTGGCGGAATGAAAACTGGCACACTTAGTAGCAAAGCCGCAGGTACATACACCGTTACTGTTGGTGTTGGTGGTAATGGTGGGGCGACACCGACATCTGGTGATAACTCTGTTTTTGATTCTGTTACTTCTACTGGTGGCGGGTCTGGCGGTTCCAACTCGTCAGGTGGCGACGGGCGTTCTGGTGGTTCTGGCGGTGGCGGATGCGGTGATTCAACTGGCGGAACAGGAACTTCTGGTCAAGGTAACAATGGTGGAGAGGGTGTTCCGTCTGGTTCTTCTGCTGGTGGTGGCGGAGGTGGTGGTGCTAGTGCTGCAGGTGCAAACTCAGACGCAGCATCACCATACGGTAAAGGTGGAGATGGTTCTGCATCATCTATAACTGGTGCATCTGTTACATACGCTGGTGGTGGTGGAGGTGGACGTTCCAACTTTGCTACAAGTGGTGATGGCGGTTCAGGTGGTGGTGGTAAAGGTGCTACTAACGCTGCTGTTGCTGTTGCTGGCACACCCAATACTGGTGGCGGTGGCGGTGGTGGTTCGTCAGGTGTTGCTCGCCCTGCGGCTGCTGGTGGTTCAGGAATAGTTGTCGTAAGATACTTGTCGTGAAACAACAACACAAAGAAATCGTTTTGTCTTATGCCAGAGTATTCCTTGCTGCTGTCCTTGCTCTTTATCTTGCTGGTGAATCCGATCTAGCAATGCTGTGGCAAGCAGGAGTAGCCGCTGTACTACCCCCACTTATTCGCTGGTTGAACCCGAACGACCCTGCCTACGGACGTACCCGTAAGTAACTGCTACGATGGTTTCTCGTGGCAACAAAGAAACCAACATTCAATTACCCTGTAAAGAAACCTGTAATCCCTGCATCAGTTCAGCGGTGGGGCAACGGGAAAATCCCTCGTGTGCGGTTGAAGAAATGTGCGTGTGGTGCGGTGATGTATCGCCCTGCTGCGAAAATCTGTTCACAGATGGTTCGAGTTGCCGAACAGGATGGTGTGCAACTTAGATCGTTGGGTGGTGGATACCGTGACTATGCCCGTCA